CCTCAAAGTTTATGCGCACCCACGCCCCCGGCGGTATGTTATCCAAATCAGCCCAACGGGTTACATCAATGATTATTTCCCCGCTCTTTTCAATGCGTCCTATCAAATCGTCGTCGTGCCATCGGGTAAATACTATAAGTTCTTGGCTATCGTTGTGCAAACGGGTACGAACAACGGTTGTGTACCATTTCCACGCCGCCGCCCGTACTATCGGGCTGTTACCCTCGGCGTAATCCTTATAAACGTCGTCCAATATAGACACGTCCACGGTTTTAGAGGTCAACGAACCGCCACGCCCCACAACACGCAACGACCCCTTACGCCCTACCATTTCGATAACATCACTATTGCGTAAATACGTGTTTGCCATTGTTACGACGTTGGAACCGTTTAAATACGTGCCGGGGAACAATTCACGATAACGGGGCGTGTCAATGATACGTTGAACGTCCCTGTTGAAATCCCGTGCAATCGTGGCGGCGTATGAACCTATCATAATTTTTAAATCCGGGTTCAATCCCTCCATGAATGCGGGTAACTTTCGGCTCGACCCCTCCGATTTGCCATGTTGGGGCGGTTGTTGTACAATCATCTTTCGTATTTTGCCATGCGCAAACATATCCAACAGGGTATAATATACAACATGAAACGGTTCCAATACCAAATCCGGTTGCATATACCGGGCAAAGTTGATAAGACGTTTACGGGCGGCGGCTCGCACCAATTCGCCGGGGTCTGCCTTGATTGCCTCGTACATCTTCAATAATTCCTCGTTGCTCATGGTCGTACAATTTTATCGGGTGTAACTATCAATTCGCCGGGCTTTTTCGGTATCCAATTCAAACACGCAATTTCGCTCCTTATCCGGCAACGGTTCGGGGAAAACGGACAACGGCAACAAATCGGCAATCTATTTGCAACATCTAAATTCGCATGGTCTAAATACCAAACGCCGTGTCCGCAATCCCCGCAATAATGGTTCGTTTTGGTTACAACCTGTTTAACAACATTCATTCGCCTTGCCATTATTGCGCCCCTCCTTTTTCGGCGATTGTCTTTTGAAATTCGGCGGACTGCAATTTGTCGGCGACGGCAAACAACAGGTCGTCCGGGATTGCCTTAACATCGTATTTCGGTTTATCGTCGTCCGTCCCGGCGTTGTATCCGGGTATCTCGATTTTAACGGGCGCATCAAATCCCAACATCTTTGCCCGGCGTTGTTGAATGTTCAACAGCAAATCCAAAAACCGGGGATTGCCCGCCGACGTTTCAACGGTCGTTTCGTCATACCCGTAATATTCCGGGTCGCCGTCGGTCGCATCCGTTTTGATAGGACGCCCCCGGTTGGTTTTCTCTTTGGTGCGCTGCTTTCCGGTTTTGGATACCTCCCACGCCTCCCACGCTTGTTGCTCCATTTTATCCAACTTGCGCAATTCCTGTGTAACATATTCGTCGATTGTATCCAACCGTTCCCGCTTCCATTCGATAAGGCATTGTTGCAAATCGTAATAAACCATTTGAAATGTTATTGTATAACCCATTCCACGGGCGGACAAATCCCGGTTCAATGCGTCCGCAATTTCCCGGTACGAATAACCACGCAAAAATAAATCGGCACAAAACCGAATGTCATAAATTCGTTGTTCCTCGGAACGTTTGTTGTATCCTAATGGCTTCTTTCTCTTTTTCATCGTCTAACCTCTTTTAATGTCAAACAGGGGTCAAAATCTGCCTTTTACGACTTTTCGTCCTTTGGCTTGGTTCCTTATCGGCTCCTTTGCCTTTTTTCTTTCGTTCCGGGCTTTATCCTTTCCCCTGTTTGCCTCCTTAAAACGTTGCTTACCCTTTTGCAAGTTATTTGCACGGAATTTCCATTTTAAGAGGCTTTATTGTCTTATCCAATATTTTCTATATCTCTGCGGTTATCTTTTAACCACGGGGCAAATTTACGGCTTTTTCGCCGCATTGCCAACCGTTTGTTCTCTCTCACATATAAACGGCAAAACCCCGGCTTTGTTTCCGGGGCTATTGCTCTATCGTCCTATTCCATTTTCATACTTTCCGTTTGAGCAATGAAAATGCGGTTCAACTCCTAATGTGATTTTATACGTATGCCCGTCTTTGGTTTCTTTCAACGCTAAACATACCGGGCGGGGTTTCCCGTTTATCGGATATTCCGGGTTAAAATAACGACACGTCCCGCATATCTTTTCGGGCTTCGATTGTCCGGGGCAATTACTTTTTCCCATTGTTGCCCCCTTTCCTTTTGTTCTTTGCCCGGCGTTTATCCCGTGGGTTCCTTTTCGGCATTTCGAACCGGTGTATTTTTACTTTGGAACCGGGGAACATCTTGCCGAAAAATTCCTCCACTGCTCGCACCTCCTTTGGGACGTCGAACGCCTCCGGCTTCTTATGCTCCGGGCAAATCCCCCGAACCGGGCAATTGTCGCAATCCTCATTCCGCACAACCTCGCCCGGCTTATCGGCTTCTTTGAACCCGTGCCAATTGTCCCTCCGTGCGGACGCTTCGGCGAAATTCTCCATTGCTTCAACTGCTACTTCCGCCAATATGTAATCCGGGGTATCGTTAAAATGCGCCTCCAAAGAATTACGGTTGATAACCTCGGCAATCTCTTTCAAAAATTTTTCTCTTTTGTTCATCGCTTTATTGATTTTTGGGTTTGTACTCTTGACACGGCATAACGTCGCACGATTGTTCGCATTTGAACGCCTCGCAATAACCGTTCCCGTTGACGTCCTCGTTTGTAAAGTTGGCGCAATTCCCGCATCCCTTATCGCCGGGTTCTTTCGGTACGCTTACGCCTTTCGGCTCAAACTCCCGGTTAAACTCTCTTTCCGGGCGGGTTGTCAATCGTCCGTCCGGCTCCCGGACAATGTAGTACGTTTCCGGGGCGTCAATGAAAATGCCGTTGCCGTCCGGGAACGAATAAACCGCCCGCCCGTTCGGGGTTCTCGGTATTGTCATGGTTCCGCCTCCGGTAAATCTCAACAGGTCGTCCAAATTGTCCCGGCGTACCTGTATTGCGTCAACTTCTAACAACGTGCGGCAATATCGGGTTCCCGCCGTGGCGTCCGGCTCAACTAACCGGGTGCGGATTTGTTCCGGGTATTCCGTCGGGTCGTACTCGACGTTGAAAATAACGGCGGCGTCTAACGTGTGGGTAACTAACAAGCGTTTACCCAATCGTCCGGCGACTGCCTGTTTTAGTGCTTCAATTGCGTTTCCCTGTATTTCGGTTGTGTCAACCGTGATTTCGTAACGGTCGGGTTTTTCCTTGACCTCCGGTTGGCTTTTGGCAATATCGCCAATCATAACCAACAATTCCGCATCAAACGGGTTTAACTTACTTTCTGTCATCGCTCTAATTTTTTATTCGTTCTTACTGTTTTCGGATATGCCAACCGCCAAAATATCGTTTTTCGGTCGGTTCTGTTGTACTTATCGCATTGTAAATGCGCCCCGGTGCAAACGTCCCGGTCTATCTTGCAACGGACGCACCGTTGGCAAAATAGGGTTCCGGGGTCGTCTGCTAACCTTTGGGCGGCTTTCGTCCATATCTCGGCAATCAATACCATACCCCGGTAAACGCAACGTTCGCCGGGGCGGTATTCTTTGGACGGGTCGAACGGTTCGGGTTGCTTTACTCTCATTCTTTGCCCGCTTCGTTTACATAGTCAAACAATGCGTCCAAATCTTTCTTTGCGCCTTTTACGCAAATTCGTACCCTATCGCCGCCCGCTAATGCGGTTTCAACAATCTCGCAATTATACCGGGGGACGTTTATCTGTATCATTGCCGCCGTGGTATTCGTTACAAACTCGTTTCTTTCTTCCATGCTCTCGGATTTTTGTAGTAAATAAAATGTTTCCGTTGGTTCGTTCTCGCTTTGACACGCCCCCAACAAAAGCGTTGCCAAAGATAACAATAAAATCTTTGCTTTCATCGTTTTACCTTTCTTTTAATCCATATAAACCGTATGCCAATGCCGACAAACAATATTTTCGCCTCAATGTCAACGTAACGGTCGTAACCGTTGACCGCATCCACGGACACGCCGGGAACAATAAACCAACTCTTATATTTCCAATACTCCCGGACGTACACGCAAACGCCAACCCGTCCGATATGAACCCCAATTTGCGCCGTATGAACGTCGCCATTGTTCGGGATAATTCCAATTTGCTTTTTACTCATTGCCTTTTCTGTTTAGTAATTCGTAACTCTCTTTGTCAACTACCAACGCCCGTGGGTATTCGGTTATTACTCCCTTTGTGTACACTAAATTGTAAATACCCAATTGCCCCTTAATTGGAAACTCAACAACCCGGCGGGGGTTCCGCATCATCCAACCGAACCCCTTTGTTATTGACTTACGTTTTTCGGGCGGTATGCGGGTATTCTCCCAATCTTCCGGGGTAAAATCGGCGACGGGCTTAACGTCGTACAATTCAACCAATCCCAAAGTAACGCCGCTTTCATATCCCGCAATTACGGGATTAGCAGACGAACAAACCATTAAATCGCCCCGGTACGGCGTGTTTTTGCTGCGTACCTCAATACATTTTTCTCCGTAAACAATTCCGTTGTCCTCATACGCCGCCGTTACCAACTGCGTTGCATACGGGTTTTTAACGGTTAATGCACGCCAACGGTCGTGCAATTTCGGCTTATAATCTTTGTTATTATACTGCATAATCATTTTTTATTATCGGGTTCGTCCTCGTTTTCGTCGTTTGGTTCCGGGTAATGGATAAATCCAATTTGCCGGACGCTTTGAATTGGTTCGTAAATGATAACGGCAACATCGCCGTCCGTCCTTACGCCAACTAATCGACAATCGGCGGGAACTTCAACCCTTATTTCATTTCTTTTCATTGAACAAATCCCAATTTGCCGGGACACAATAACCGGGCAATGTTTCCCGGTCAATCCCGGACGCTCTTACAAAACTATCTTTCCAATATATCCGGGGTGTTTTGTCCGGGTGCGCCTCCCAATAGTCGAACACGTCGTTGTAAAACGTCAATGTTTCCCGCTTGGTATATCTGCAACCGCTTTGCAATCCAATCTTAAACAAGTCAACAAAGGGGTACGACAAAGCAATTACAGAAAACGCCCGGTCAAACATTCCCACGGGGATTGGTTCCACGCTCGCAAAGGTACGGAACCCGTGGCGTTTTGCCCGCACCAATGCGTTTATCCGCATCCGGTTTGGGCTTGCTTTGGGTTCCAATTCGTCGCATCCGGTCAACGTGGAACCAATGGCAATACGGGATTTGTCCCAACCCTCGGACGCCTCGGCAAAGTCGATTAAAATATTGATACCCTCGGCGCATTTACTCAATACCTTTACCGGGACGCCGTGGCGTTGACAAACGCCGATTGCTTGGCGGGTCAACCTTTGCGTTTCCGGCAATAACGGGTCGGTCGTGAACGAAAAGAATAACCCCGTTTTTTGCAATTCGCCCTTATGCTTCAACAACTCATTTGTAAATATATCCAATGCGTATGGATATTCCCGCAATGCCTTTTTCAATTCCGGGGTATTGCCGCCCAATACCTTTGCCCCAATACCTTTGCGCAAATAACAATACGTGCATCCGTTGGAACAACCAACGTAAAAATTGGCTGCATTATCGGCGTATTCCGCCGCTTTCCCTTTTGGGCTGTAAATAACCCGTCCGTTTATCGCTCCCATACTCAAAACAAATTAAAACGGTAAATCGTCGTAGGGATTATTTGGGGCGGGTGCATCCGGCACGGGCAGCGGCGGGGCTTGCGTTCCGGCTCCGGTTCCTTTGGGTGTCAACATTTCCATATCGGTTGCGACAATCTCGGTAATATACCGTTTCACGCCTTGCGCATCGTCATAACTCCGGGTTCTTAATTCCCCCTCAATATAAAGTTTATCGCCCTTTTTAACGTACTGATTGGCAACCTTTGCCAACCCATTTTGCAATACAATGTTGTGCCACTCGGTACGCTCCGGGATTTGTCGCCCGTCCTTTGTCGTAAACCCTCGTTTAGTTGTTGCTAACGAAAAGGTCGCAACGCAACCGCCGTTGTCGAACTCCTTAAAATCCGGGGCTTTTCCTGTATGCCCCAATAAAATAACTTTGTTTACACTCATAACTATTTGAATTTTACGCCATCGAATAAATACATTTTCTTATTATCAGACCAACCCGCCGCCATATTTAAGGCTTTCCGGTCGTCGTCATGTACAAACTCGCAATACCACGAATTGCCGCCAACGTTCGCTTTTTCTTTTAGTCGTACCAATTTACCGACAATGTACCGGGCAAACTTGGCGTACCCGCTAACCTCGGATATATGGATAATACGACGTTCGGCGTTTATTTTTGGCAATTCTTCGATTTGCGGGCGTTTTTCCTCAGCGGGGTATCTTTGTACCCTCTGAAAGTCTTTTTTGATTGACGACCGGGAAATTGCCCCGTAATCGGGTTGCCTCTTTTTGATTCTCATTTTTTATATCTCCATTTATAACCCTTATGCAAATTTCCTTTCCCCTTACATACCTTACAAATTGCCGTTGCCGAAAAATTGCCTTTTCGGGCGGCTTCTTGTATGCTAACAAATACATTTACAACAATACCGTTTTTTATTTGCTCAACCGCTTTTTCGTGGTGCGGTTTCGCTTTTTTTCCAATCCATTTAGATTTTGTTATTGGGTTATTCTGATTTTCTTTAACCGTAACCCAACGCAAATTGTCCGCATGGTTATTGGCTCGGTCGCCGTCGATATGGTCGATACATGGTTTGTTGTCCGGGTTCGGAATGAAAGCCGCCGCAACTAATCTATGAACACGGAACATTTTCCCGGTTCCATTTTTCCATAAACTAATTATTTTATATCCTTTCAAATATCCGCCTTTCATTAGAAACGCATCCTTTTTTAAGGAACGAACATTGCCATAATTAGAAATTTGATAATGTCCTTTGTAACCCTCAATATCTTTCCAAATTTGCATACTCATTTTTCATTAATTCAATCATTATCATATTGCCGGAATATATACGCATTTTCGTTTTATCCCCATTCTCCCAACATGAATGATGTTCAAAACATAGTATATTTATATTTCTTGCATCATGCGCCATTTCGGGAAACGCTCCACGGGTCAATATATGCGAACAATAAACGGCGGAATAATTCCGTAACGGCTTTAAACATTCCTCACATCGGTGCGGCTTATGCTCCCAAACCCAACGGAAAAAGCGTTCATTTGCCGCCATGATATTTGCGCCCCGTCCCGTAATACAATGCCCGAACAATTCCCGTTGTATCTCAACCCTCAAACGAATATCCATTGTAAAATGCTTTATATCAATCAGGGGATTATACCCCCGATTGATACAATATTGGTATTCGTCCCGGTCTGTCAACAAATACGGTTCCATACTCTTACATTTCCGCCGTTTCGTCGTTCGGTTCTGGGTCGTCCGCCGGGTCGTTAATATCCGGGAACAATCCGTTGTCCTCTATTTTTTCGGCATTCAATCCGGGTGCGGGTTCGCCATCAGCCCCGAACAACTCCAATTGCGCCTTTTTGCCTTTGAATAAAAAGGCGTAAACCTCGGTTTCAATATCGGCGGCAATTTCTTCTAATTCTTCCTCAAACCCGAACGTTTCCGTATTGAATTTAAGTCGGGGGGAATTGATAGCGGTTTTTTGATTGTTTGAAACGGTAAACAACCCGGTTAAAACAACCCCTACGTTATCATCTTGACCGGAAAAGGACACGCCCCGAACCTCTATGTTTTTCAACATTTCGTCGGCAAAATCCCGTGATAACTCGCTTTGCTTTTTGGTTGCTTTGAAATCGGACGTTTCAACCATTGAAAGAAAGGACGTAATATTAAAAATCCGTCCCATGATTGGGCGCAAACGGTCGAAACAATCCCGCAAATCCGGGTGTATGTCCTTTGCACTTTCGACGTGGTATTTGTTCGTGTAACTCTCATTACCGATTGTTTCGGTAACTTCATAATGTACATCTAACCCGCCGTCCTTTAATGTCTTGACTTTCGACAATGCAAACGCCTTTTCGCTTGGTATCAACATAACGTTTGCGGCTTTTTTTTCTTCGCTCATATTGTAATATTATTTGTTGCCGGGAACCCGCCCGGCGTCGGTTTTATAATTTAGATAACCATTGTTCATATATTTGTAATGCAATTTTAGCAATCATTATTGGCGGAACACTCATACCAACAATATAATCAATTGAACATCCATTAAAATTATAATCGTTGGGGAAAGAACCGCCCCGTATAACTTCTAAATCATTCAAATATCTTTTCTCTTTAAAAACAATTAATCGTTTTTCGCTTGTTAATGTCCATATTGGTTTATCATCATGAATAAAACGATATGAAAATAAACTTTCTTTCCCTTTCATTCGTTTAGATGCTTTACGCATATCGGGGTCGGTTGGTTTTGCATAACTCAAATATTTTAAAAACGTATCATTAAGCGGATATTGTATTTCATTTGTTTTTATTTGAGAAAAAACGATTGGTTTTTCTTTGAAATTCATTTCAATATAAGGTACTTTATCGAATATATTTTTTTGATATAAAAATTTATCTGATAAATCCTTTCTTAAACAAATAAAAAACACTCTTTCTCTTTCTTGCGGAACCCCCATGTTGATAGCATTTAATAAAAAGTGTTGGCAATAATATCCGGCTTTATTGAAATCGTTATATATTTCCCGAACATAATTTATTGCCGCACCTTGTAACAACCCCTTTACATTTTCAGCAACAACAACTTTAGGTTGTAATTTTTTTACCAAATCTATAAAATCAAAAAAAAGCGTATCTAATATTTGTTCTTTTTGTCCCTCTTTAAATTTTTTAGATTTCCCCCAATCTTTCTTACGGTTGCCATTTGTTGTAAAACTACTACAAGGCGGTGAACCATCTAATATATCCAAATTATACAATTCAATTGGCAAATCATTTCTTTTCTTAAATTGTTGTATCGGTTCACAATAATGGTATTTGGGTTTATGGTTTAATATATAACAATCCATTAATTTACTATCAATTTCATTGCATCCTATAACATCAAACCCCGCTAATTTATAACCCATTGTTGAACCGCCGCCACACGCAAAGCAACTAAAAACATTTCCTTTATCTTTAGTAAAAACAGTATCTTTAAGATTCCAATTATAGTGCATAATCAAAAATCGTTTTCGTTCAACAATTCCCGTGTCTTACTATTCAACGGAACCGCCGGGCGTTCCGGTTCCGGGGTTGGTTTCGGGACGGGTTCCCCGGTTCCGATTGGTTCCGTTACCGGGTTGGGGTCGTGGAACTCAATATTGCGCCCGCCTTTGGGCTTTTCCAGCTCAAATTGGGCTTTGAGTTGTTCCGCCGGGTATTCCTTTTGCACTAACTCAATAATCCCCAAATTAACCAATTCCGGGACGCAACGACGCAATGCCCGTATGTCCTCCAATGCGTCATGCGCCGGGAATGTTTCGCCGGGGAACAACTTACTATATAATTCCTCTAATTTTGGGTATTTACCCGGTCGCCCGTTGGCGTACAATGCACCGACAAACCTAATTGTTTTCATCATTGTATCAATTCGTTTGCCTTTGTGCAATGCGTCCTCAACGTGTGCGTCGTAATATTCCCGTCCACAATAGCGCAAAACGTTTGCTTTCAACATGGAACTATCAAAGTAAATATTATGCGCACATACAAGCGGGGCGGCGTTTGCATCCGCTAAAAATTCGTCCACAACCTCGGCAAATGGTACGCCCTCTTTAATTGCCCGTTCGGTTGTTATACCATGTATTGCGGTTGTTTCCGGGGGTATCTCGTAATTGTCCGGCTTGATTATATAACTTTTTTCTTTGTCGCCCAACGACCATGCCAATTGGACGACGTGCGGGAATTGCTCAAAATCCGCATCCCATTTCAAACCCTTTGCCGGAACACCGGTTGTTTCACAATCAAAGAAACAAATATCTTTCAAATCAAATTTTTGCATAACCTTATAAATTTTCAAAGTCTGTTTTTAACTTACTTAATTCTTTCTCAATACGGGCGATTGTTAAGGTTTTCATAACATCAAAATCAATAAAGGACGTTTTAATTTTATCAAAAACCCGTCCATCTTCTTTGCATAACAAAGTAACATTTTCATACATGAAACGTGTTGCACGTTTCCAACCCTCTAATTGCGCCTCCAATGCGCCGATTTGTTCGGCTAACTTTGCGCCGTTCTGTAATTGTTCGTTTGTCATACTCTCGGTTATTAAATTGTTAATTACTCATTTTCATTGCGGTATTTATCCCGCTTTTTCTCCAACTCCAAAACGTCCCGGTTTTCGTCTATATACTTTTGGACGTCCCGGTTACAAAACGGTTTTCCGTCCAACCAAAGCAAATGCCAATACGGTACGTTTTCCATCGGTTGCCCCTTAAATTTACCTTGTGGCATCGGGGATTTGTCATTTAATTCATTCATTTTTATACCTCCAAATATAATTATATGCGGTTTTTACTAAACCATTACAGCAATTAGAAATATTACTTCTATGATAATTAAGTTGCCGTTGTATTTCCATCGTAGTAACCCATTCTTTGATAAAATTACCCTCTAAATCATATTGCAAAACGGCTTTACCGCCTTTATTTATTTTTTTGCCCTTATATGTGTTGGGGGCATTATAATTATTAGAATTTTCTTTAGCCGTAACCCAACGCAAATTATCTGCATGGTTATTGGTTCGGTTGCCGTCGATATGGTCGATACATGGTTTGTTTTCCGGGTTCGGAATGAAAGCCGCCGCAACTAATCTATGAATTACCGCATTGTACTTTATTCCGTTTTTAGACAACGAAACAAAATAATATCTTTTCCTTAATGATGGTTTTAATATTTTTTCATTTCTTTTTCTATTCATATTACCGCAAATCTCATTTCTGAAAACAGATTTTACACGCCCGTAATTGCTAATTTGATACAACCCAACGTATCCGGGTACATCTTTCCAAATTTCCATATTACACTATTTTTATATTACATTTCGTTTGGGTCTGCAATATACAAATAATATTCTTCACTTGCAAGCTGTTTTAGGAATTCGATATGCTCTATTAATTCCGCATTGCTTAACTCTGCAATTGTACGCAAACGTGTTTCGTATTTCCCGGTATCAATGTTTGGGGTTTGCTCATACATAATCGGGGAAAATTCCCGCAAACGTCGTTCGGTTTGTTCCTCTGTAAGACGTTCGCCCGCCTCCCAAATTGCGTGCTTAAACGTCGGTACAACATAGTTGAAATAATACCCTTTCAAAGCCTCGGACGAACCGGGGGACGCAACAATAAACCGGGCAATAATGCGGGAACCTTTCCAACCCTTGAAAAACTCGTTTAATTCCCCCATATACATTGCCAACCCGCCGTTATTGTTTATTGTTCCCGTCGCTGTTATTTCTCGCTTTTTCATCGGCTATTAATTTTTGCATTGTCTTATTAAACGCTGTCATTCCGATTATATGGATAACGTCCCGTTCCGCCCGTGATAACTTCGTTTCCCGTTTATCCAATACCTTTGCGAATGTAACAACAAATTCGCCCGGCTCCAACAATCCGGCATTGTGTAACCCGTCGATTGGGTGCGCTTTCAAACGCTCGGTCGCTTTCAATTCTTTGCGGGCTTTTTCCCGGCTTTCCCATATTTCCCGAACCTCGGCGGCGGCATTGTCGTAAAACAATTGCATTTTCAAAACGTCCGCAATAGACAAATCAGCCACGGCGGTTGGTTGCTCTTTTTCCGGCTCCGGTTCCGTCGTAACGGGTGCAACCTTACCGTTGTTCACGCCATAACCAAATAACGCAAAATCGCCCTTTGTCGGGTCGTCCGGGAATATCTCGGCGAAACGGTCGGTTATCTCAATGGCTGTTTGCAAATCCGGCGTCCGACGTTTTACAAGCCCCAACCGCAATGCCTGTTTATGTACGTGGGTATCTAATGGAATGATTAAATTACGGGGGTCGCAAATCGTCCACAATCCAAAGTCAACCGGGGAACCGTGGCGGCACATCCAACGCAAAAACATACATAAGCGTTTGCAACCGCTTTTCGTTTCCATATCCGGCACGCCCTTAACATCGCCGAAAAGACGTTGCAATTGTTCCAACGGACGCCCGCCCGGTTGCGCTTGCAATGCCTTTTCCATGTTCTCAAACTTACTATATACGTCAAACAAGCGGGCGCAAAGGTCGTGAAAATCGGCGTATGTAAACGTTCTATAAAAATTCTCTTTACTGCCTTTGTATTGCTTCCATTCCGGGGCGGCTCCCTGCGTATCGGTTCCAACAATGTAATGATACGGCGCACCCTTGAAAATTTCCCGGTCGATAAAATCCGCCTTTTGGATTATCTGTTTGCGGGAACCCCACGCAATCCACGCCGTAACAAATGCGCTAATCTCAATATTTACCCGGCTATCGTAACGGTGCGGGATTTGCACCGGGTCGGATTGGATAAACTCGGCGGTTTCGTATTGTTCCGCCCAACGTTTCAAATTTTCGTTCAATGTATATGCCATTGTTTTTGCTATTAAGGGGAACGGGAACCCGTCCCCCCGGTTAATTACTCTGTTTCGCTGTATTCCTCAATAATTAAATCGTCCTGTCCTCGCTTGACTTCCTCAATAAATCCTTGATACCCTTCTTTACGGGCTAATTCGATAAGGGATTGCAGACGTTTTGCGCCCAAACTTTCGCCCCTCGCAATGCGGAATACCTTAACGGTCGGATTGCTTGCGATAATCAATTTTGCGGCAACCTCCATTATTTGACTATCCGACACTTTCCCGGCGACGAACGGCACGCCGTTTAACTCCAAACCGTCGTCCGTGAACGTCAACCCGGCAATCGGCAATTCCGATTTCGCAATAAGGGTTTCCCGCTCTTTGAGCAAATCCGACAACTTTTTTTCGTGGGCTTGGGCGACCTTTTCGGCGGCGTCCTTTTGCTTTTTCTTCGTCAGATAGTCCACAACCAACGCATTTATTTTGTTGTGTTCCTCGGCTTGTTTGAGGCGTTCGGCTGTATTCAAATTCTCCGGGTTGTTTTCCTCGTACTTTGCCAACCATGCGGCGGCGTTGTTCTTACGGGTTTCGTAATCGGCTTTTTCCGTTTGGATTTGCGCCAATGTTTCGTTGTATTTGTCGGCGGCGGCTTTCGCATCCGCTTTGCTCTTTTTCTTTGCCGCTTCCAATGCCTTTTTTGCCTCGGCAACAATCCGGTCGTATTCGGCTTGGGCTTCCGCCTCATACTTTATTGCGGCGTCAATCTCTGTATTCTTGGTTTTCTCGGCGGCTTTGATACGACCGGGGATTGCCTCCAATTGTTCCGTTCGGGTTTGCAATGCGGTACGCACGGTTTTTGCTTTCTCAATCAACCGGGCGTTCTCGTTTTGTTCCTCCATTAAATCGGCAATGTCGATTTTCTCGGCATACGTTTTGACGTCGCCCGGTTTCAACTGCCTTTCGGCGTTGGCGCAAATGGTCGTGTACGTCTTGACCTCGGCGTTGGCGTCCTTTCTTTTCTCCTTAACGGTCATAACCTCGGCGTCAATCTCGGCAATACGTTTTTGCACATTCTCCGGCAACAATGCCCGGACGTATTGCACTTGCTTTCGGCGACCCTCGGCGGTTTCAGACCACCGGGAAAACTCCACGGCGTCAAAATCCGTATATCCGAAAACCTTTTGCAACATACTTACGTTATCCGACCGCATCCCGGTTGTTTTCTGTTTGATTGATAACGTACCACGGGGGTTGGCTTTGGTAAACCGCAATTCAACGTCGTATTCCTCGCCGTCGTCGCCGACAACCATTTTGGCAAACCCTTTGTCCTCGCCATTGCGCAACACGGCGTCCCGGTTCCCGGTCAACAACGCCCCGATTGCCTTTAATAGCGTGGATTTTCCCAACTCATTGTCCCCGGTAATGAAATATACATTACCCTCAAAATCTGCGTTGAACTCCTTAATTACTTGGAAATTCGACAACTCTAATTTTTTGATAATCATTTTATCGCTCTTTTTATGCCGGGGTTGCCCCCGGCGGTTACTACTTATTTTGTAAATCTAACATTCGTTTATGTACCAACGTCAAAACGCCGTTTATTGCGTCCCGGTTGGCGTCAACCTCCGACCGGGTGCAATCGGCAATAAAGTTTTCCAAACGCTTATACAGGTCGTCCAACTCTTTTGCCGTCATTGCATAGCGAACGGCTCCCAATTCGTCCGTTACCATATCGTTACGTCTTTATGCGAAATATCCATTTTCCAACACGCTATAAAAACATTATTTATATTTTCATTGGCGTATAATATCGCACAATCTTTGGTTCGTACCAACTGAAAATAAAACGACTGTTTGCCGTATGCGTCGATTGGGTAAACGTACTCAATGAAATAAGCCGTTTTTGTCTGTTTTGCTGTTTCTAATGTATCCATACTCTCGGTTTTTATTTTCCGGGAAAACGCCCGGTCGTTGTTATTTCATGCCACAAAATTACGGTAAATATTTTAATTACCAAAATTTTTTTCTTTTATTTCGTTTTAGGGTAAAAAAAATATTCCCGATACGGCGTAATGTCGTACCGGGAACAATCAAAACAATTTCATTTGTGTATCTGTCAGAACCGCAACCACGGCGTCAACCTCCTTTTCCCAACGCTCCAACGTCGCCAACTTTTCCGGGGTTGGGTTCCGTTGGCAACGTCGTTGGTTGTGCCGCATCTGTTTTACCATTTCCGCCAAATCCTTTGCCGTTATTTTTTCGGGATTTTCGATTTGCGGGGCTTTTGTTTCGTCCGCCATTAAGTAACCATTTGAATAATTAAACGTCCCTACGGGCTTAAAACAAACGGCTGTGCATTTGCGACGGCAAATTTTCCAATACCCAACCGGGGTTATTCTGCAAAACGAACCGTCCAAAGTGCATTATTAACGTTGCGTCCGCATTCCACAACGCCGGGGTAATTTCCGGGTATAATTTCCCGGCAATATCCCGGAACCGTCGTTTGCGGTCTGCCTTTTCCTCCTTTTTCCCTTTTACTTTGATACGCAATTTAAGGTCGTTTTGCCACTTCATAGCATTAACCAAAACAAATGGTATTTCGGCGACGGTTATAATAGCTTTCAAATGCTCAAAGTTTTGCAACATCTTTTGAATGCGGTACAATTTACCCATATTTGCCCCGGCATCCCCAACCGTTACGTCGTCCGGGCGAACGCTCAATTTTTCCAAAAAGATAATCGGTATGCAAATCTCTTTGTAATAGTTCAGAAAATCCCGTATCTCGTTAATGTCTTTAGGCATCTTAATTGCCGTTGCGTTGTGGTTGGGTCGCCAAACCACAATCCCCCCATTGCTTCCGGGGTCTATGCCTATAATACAATCTATTTTCATTTTTCAAATTTCAAATAATGGTAAATATAAATTTCGTCCTTAATCATTCGGTCGAACGTCCGTTTAATCTCTTTACGCCGGGCAACCTCAGATGCTGTATAATCAATTTCCGGGCTTTGGGTTCCTTGTTTCCGAACATGGTAAACCGCAAATTCATTAACGAATCCACGGGCGGCACGTGCCAAAAATCGGTTATACGCTTCTTTGCGGTCGTCCTCGGTTTCTTTCACTTCATCCGCCAACCGAACGCCCAACAACCAATTATAAACAAACATTTCGTCGGTCAATCCAAAGACTAAACGCCCAGTATATTTATAACGCAAAAAGCACATTAAACAAGTCATAACCGATTGATTGCGATAATACCGGATTTGCTCCGGGCTTAATTCCTTTTTCGGTTCCGGTAACGCTGTATATGCTTTGCCGATAACTTGGTTTTGTTTCCGGCAATATGCGTTCAATACCTTTGCGAAATAATCGGCGTTGAATTGTTGGTAATGTTTCCGTTCGGCGTTGCCGTCCCTATCCTTTGGCAAATAGTCGTCTAATTCCCCGGTAATCAGCAATTCAAACGCTAATTTAACCTCCGATAATGTTAATTGCGAATAATAGCGTTTGAGCAAATCCAACAACCGGGTACAAATATACGTCCAATCGTCCCGGTTTTCCGTGGGAATGATAAACCCCACGTCCATTGCGATAAACCGGAACATTTGCCCGGTTTTGGCAATCAACGTTTCGTCGTCAATCTCGGCAATCTGTTTTTTTGTGGACGCCACGAAAATATACTTTTCAACCGGGGTTAATGCTTTGGCAACCTCCGGTAATTCAACCATTGCCCGGCGAACGTCAATTGCTTTTGCCGTTCCGCTATAAAGCAAAACGGCGGCGGATTGTCGTTTTTCGGGCAACGTTTGTGGCAATCTGTTTGTCTTTTCGGGTAATGTTTCCATGTTAATAATCATCTTTCAAATACTCAATAGCCCCGGCAACGTTCAATCTTTGCGTTGGGGCTTTGTATTCGGGTTTCAAATGCAACTTTTTCTTTTCGACGTCCCCCCGTATGAAATTGCGGACGGTCGCCAACCAACCGTTTTTAGTGCGCTTCATATTCTTTTGGTCGCTCCAATCGCTAACCGAATGAAAGTAATAAACCAAATCGACCTTTTCAAATTCCGGTGTTGCAAACTTACTTTCAAACTCTGAATAATCCACGCCAACGCCGTTTTCAAATTTAACCATTTTGTAAACGTCGGAATTACGGAATAACGTTTTTTTCTCCTTTGGTTCCTCAACCTTTTGTTCTTCCGGGAATAATTCCCCGACAACATTGTTGTTGGGGGTATTCTCATTATCATTTATTGTATTATCTATATTATTACTATTATACCCTAAACTTTCGTTTATGGGTACCCCTAAACTTTCGTTTATGGGGGGCATCAACTTTTGTTTAGGGGTATCAACTCCGGTTAATATCCTTGCTGCCTTTTCGGTAAATGTTAGTAACTCGTAATTTTCACCAAAACAATACAGAGTTTTGTTATACAATTCGCAATTAGGATGTTTTTGTAAAATTCCGGCTTTAATCAAATTATCAATACGCTTTATCATGCCTTGACTTGTCTTTATATTCAATAACGGCATTGCTTCCAATATTAACTTGTGGGAAATCCAAAAATATATTCCCTCCGGGGTGTGCATCTTAACGCAACTTGCACAATTGGCGAAATCTTTTATAAAATCAAAAATCGCCAAATCTATTAAATCTAAATCTAAACCGCTATTAACGGCGGCATATTGGTTTATTAATATCGTGTATTTCATAATATTGATATTTTATAAACATCCGGTTCTGCTACGGGCTGAACTGATTTTATTAATAATCCTTTTTCGCATAACCATTTAAGGCAATCAATTACAGTGCTTTTGTTTATCCCTAAACATTTGGATAAATACAAAATACCCTTTGAATACTCGCCATATCTAACACAATAGGCGTGTATCATTGCATACAACATTAACTTATTACCTTTCAAATGCAATTCGTTAATCCATTTGTTTTTTATAATAAAATCCATAATTAAAATATAAAAGCCCGCAATCCGGGCTACCACACACCGGAAAACGGGCTTTGCGCTAAATAAATTAGCAATACTTTGCAAACGGTGGTAGTCGTTTGTTTTATCGACGCAAATATAGCATTTTTTATTCATTATCCAATTGCTTTGCAGGTTCCCACGCTTTGCGCACTTTCAAAACATTATCCGCACTTTCATTAGGAACCAATGAGACAACAGGAAAGCGGGAACGGTCTCCCGGCTTTTGAGTTGTGGCAAATTGTACGTTCAAATCAAAGATAATGCCTTTGCAAAATCCCCGTTCCTCTAACATACCGTCGAACGTTTCCCGGATTTGCGGAATTGTGGACGCCGTGCCCTTTGTAGCAAATTGCCAAACCCCGGCGACCCCACGAACCAAAGGAACAATAAAGTTTAGCGTTAATGTTACCTCCCAACCGTCGCAATCCGGTTGGCGGCTCTTTTTATTCGGGTAACGCTTCGTTATTGACTGCATTAAATTTGGGTACTTTTCCGTTGTCAACGTTTCGTATTTCTTTCCGTCCCATACTTGGAACGTATCGCCATCGCCCGCCGCAATCAATCGCCCGTCGTCGTCCCGGTATTCGTAACGTTCGTTACATACTTTTGCCGGGTCGTCGTCCGGGAAAACAATTTGTATTGTTTGCGGCTTTTCGCCGTATGCTTGCGTAAATAATCCGGCATACTTTCCCGTTGGTATGAAGTAATCAACGCTTTGCGGATAACCGTTTGCGTTTTTAATACCGATTTTTATTTGACCGACACGGGGCAAAATCAAACGGGATTGTTGCGCCTCCGGTCGTTTTATTCTTCCTTTCATATCTCAATCAAATTTCGGGGTCGTCGTTCAACATCTTTTTCCTACTCTCATTTTTGGGCTTTTTAGGCTCGTTTGCGGGCTTTACTTTCTTTTCCGTGGTATTACCCCGCTTTGCGGTCGTTTTGTCCGTGGTGGCTTTCTTTTCCGCCTCCTTTGCCTTTTTGGGCGCACGTTTAACAATGGTTGTTTTCTTTAGTTCCTTTTCCAATTCTGTTTTTTGTTTTAATCCTTTTTCAATCGCATACGCTTTCATTCTCAATTCAAATGCTCGTAATTCATCACCTTGCAATTTTTCCGCCTTTGAATGTACATCAATATCAGACCACATTTGCATTTCCGAAAAACTTTGAAATGCTCCTTTTACTTTTACATACCCATCAGAACATTTATAAATGTTTGTTGCTATACTATACCAACGGTGTTGGTCTAAATCTAATCCCTCATCAATCAAATTAACGCCGTATGTTTGTGCAATATCTGTGGTATGATACAAAGAATAATTATCATCAGCATTGTTAATTTTATCTATAAAAATTTCACAACTGATTGTTTTTATATTCGTACCATCTGCCTTGACTTTCTCGGCGGCGTCCGTGTTTTCGTCCGGGGTCGCCTCCTTTGGGGCTTTCGTTTTAATCAATTCCGCCAACGATAAGGATATTACGTTTTGCGTTAAATCCGGGGCATTGTCTAACAATACCATGCCATTAACCGACGTAAACGTATTATCTTTCTTTTCGTCCTCAATAGCCGCAATTTCCAATAGATACGGGATTTTCCGTATATTGGGGCTATCCGTTTGTTCTTTCAGATTGTACGACGGACGTTTGCGCCAATCTTTCGGGCTGAAATTGAAAATACGGGTAACGGGGAATTGCTCAAAATTGACGTTCCACATATCCCGGTACATCCCTAATTGTATCTCGCTTTCCTCGTAAAATCCTTTGCGTCCGCTCTTAAAATCGACGATTGCGTTAATACGTTCGTCGCCGCCTATCTTTGCCAACATGGTACACGGGCAATCAATCATTCCGGCATACTTGTAATATGGATGCACTAAAGCAATTTCAACCGCCAACGGGCGCACGTCGTAATCTAATACGAATTGAGCAAACGCCAATACGTCCTTTTTCAAATCGTCGGCATAATATATAAAATCGTCCGGCAATCGGTAAACCTCAATGTATTCTTTTAGTTTGCCTTTCAGTCCGTCCAAATCATACGCCCGGTTAATCAATAATTCTTCAAAAGCGGCGTGCATAAACGTTCCATACGCCGCCCGTTCGCCTTTGTATCGCTCGGCTTCCTCAATGCCTTTGTTCGCAATCCAATTTATAAGGTGCTGGGCTTTGGGTAATGTTTGGGACAATATGGTTGTAACCGACGGGAAAAACTCCGGGTTCCCGGCGTCGTCATATCGGTAATAATATCGGTGTCCCTTGCTGTTTAACTGCCAAACCTTATACGGGGGTTCAATCAATGTTTTTTCGTCGAAAAACATTGCCGTCATTTCCTCAACCGTCATGCCCGGTATTATCTCAAACACTCCGGTTGGTTGTTCCGGTTGAACCTCAACGAACGGGGGAATAATTGTTTGTTGTTCCTCGTTAATCTCCGGGAACATATCCGGGGCAAAATTGCCGACGGTTCCCGCAACCTCTTTTACCGGGTCGCCCGGTTTATCGCTCTTTGCTCTCATTACTTGTACTTTTTATATTCTGAAATTCCACATAATACCATTGCGGCGCACATTGCCGCAAATAACAATTGCCACGCATTCCAAAATGCGCCAATCAAACAACATAACCCCAATGCGCCAAACGTAACAATTAGGGCTTTCGCTTGAAACAACCCGGAAAACATTGTTTCGGCGGCGGCTTCAAACCATTCGATAAACTTACTTTTCATTGTTTCCGCCCTCCATGCCAAACAAGTAATCCGCCGTACAATCCAACATTTCGCAAATAATAACGACCCATTCCGGGACAATCCGTTTGGTCGTGCCGTTACATAAATTCGTCATATTTACCTGTTGTGCGCTCTCGCTTGCACCCTCAAAAAGACGGGCGGCAATGTCTTTTTTCAAAACCTTTTTCCCGTTCGCCTCGGAACGGGCGATTGCTTCGTTTACTCTCAATCTTAATCCCATAACTTAAATTTTTTTGTTAATAACTTGGTTCGTTGCTCTCTTTGTATCCGCAATTGCGGCACGTTTTTTCCTCCCAAATCGGGCTATATTCCGGCGGGGTCAAATATCCGTCGCCTCCGGTACGTCTATACTCGCCGTCTGTAACTTCCATTTCCCCGCCACACTCCGGGCAATCATCGTCGCCAATCAATACACATTCCAACAGGGCGTCCAAATGGACGGAACGAACCGGGGAAATACCAATTGCCCGGATAACGTCCACCATTTCCACAACGGTAACATCCCGTTCGTAACAATCGGCGACCGGGAACCCCCAATTGTCGCTTATGTCCTCGATAATCTGTTTGTTGATTAACTCCGTAACGATTGTTTCGGATACTTGGTTGGCTGTTTTCCCGCTTTCGGTCGCCAACATCTTTAATTGCTCACTTTCTTTTATTTTCATATCATTTCCCGGTATCCCTCCGGGTAGGCTGTTAATCTTTTGTTCTGCAAAGGTAGAAATATTTTTTTAATTACCAAAAATATAATCTTTGTTTCGTGAAATCATTTTTGCCGGGTGCGTGGAATATCCGATTTTTAACCTACCTTTGCAATACCGCATTACCAAAAATCGCTCTCGGTTACTGCGTACCGACCCCCGGCGTATCTGTTACGTCCGGGGGTTCATCTTTTCCAACGCCATTTGCGCCGCACAATAACAAAATCGGTATATATCGCCATAATACCCCGTTTGCTTAACAATGGTTTGTATAACGTCCGCCGGATATTCCCCAAACGCCACATATTCGTATTGCGTTGGGTCTAACTCCAATGCGAACTCAAACGTAATGTCAATATATTTGTCCCCTACCCGGTTAAATGCGTGGTCGATTGGTATAAATGCGTTCGTTTTGCCCTCAACGTATTGCACCCGGTCGGGAAATAACAACGTCAGCAAATGCGCATTTTTATAACACCCTTTGACTACCGGGCGAACCGTCCGGCGTATCAATTCAATTTCCCATTCATCGAATACGTCCGCCGCTTTTACGACCTCAACACGTTTTGCGACGGCGATTGTATCGGTAAAATATTGTCTTTGTCTGTCGGGCAAATCCAATCGTAAGAACGCCCGCATTTCCTCAATAATTACGCTTTCCATATTCTCGTTTTAATCATGTATTCCAAATTCGCAATCTCCCCATTGGTCGAAATCTGCCCCGTCATAACTAAACGGGTAACGTTCCGTTTCCGGGCAATCCGTCCAACATTGACGCCGGACGTTATTTATTGCAACCCGTTTCGGATTATATCCCGGCTTTTTATTTTCCCTCAATTGGGCGGCGCAACTCTTACAACAACAACGCCCCCAACCCCGGCGCAAATTGCGGGTATCGGCGTTGTACTCTTTGCCGCAATTATCGCATTTCCTTTTTATCGCTCCCATATCTCATTAACAACATTGCCAAACTATCCTTACCAAATGACACCGAATATATATATTTTCTTTCCATAACAGGCAAAGCCGGGGTTATTCCCCCGGCTGTAAATATGCGATTGCGTTTAATTCCTTTTGGCGTTCGGTCGCCAAATTAACATTGCGGGCAATCCATTCGTCGGCGGGGTTCTCGGCAATCCATTCTTTCCGATAAGACGGTACAAAGTATGCGACTTGCTTTTTATACGCCCGTTCGGGGTTTGCCAATATTTCCGTCGTACGGCTCAACCCTTTGCCGTGGTCGCCTTTGCCGATTAAGTCCAACCGCCCAAAATAAAATTCGCCGTTGGCGGTACACGCCACATAATCACGGGCGGACGTTCTTGTTGAAACAACGTTGCCTTTTTCGTCGGTAACAGTGTACTGATACTTTTTGCCTTTCGCTTTCTTGCTCAAAATATACTTTGCCATAATCTTTGTTATTGTGCCGGGGGACGAACCCCCGGCGGGTTATTATCTTAATACTTTCAATTCGCCCCGGCGTTTCTTACGCTCAAATGCGCCCCGGACACACGCCCAATCCTGCGTCATACTTTCCCCGTTGGGAAATATAAGGGTCTGTTTGCCTATATAACTATCGGCGTCGTATCTTTCGCCTTTCGGCTCCAATGCTTGAACAACTACGATATAAACCATATTGCCAATACCTTTGTAAGCAAATGTTTTTCCGATTAACTTGTTTGCAATCACGGCAATGTCCGTCGCCTGTGTTCTTTTCTTTGTTTCCATATTTGAAATTTATTTGGTTCCGGGAACCCGCCCGGTCGGATTAGTAATAATAAAAGGATATTTTCAAACCCCGGCGCAACTTACAATGTTCGGCGTCTTTGACACAACGGAAAGCACGGCGCAATAATTTGTTCGCCATTTCAACGCCTACTAACTTAATCAAACCGGAAACGCCAACCAACGTGTTAATCTTTTTGCCGTTGAACAATCCGTTTACTTTGATTTTGAAAGTACGGTTAATCTCTTTTGTTGTATATTCCAAACCGTTGTAAATATCTTCGGGCTTCATTGTATCGCTCTTTTTGTTGCCGGGAAAACGCCCGGTCGTTTTATTAACATGGCACAAAGATATGGCATTTTATTTTAACTACCAAAAGAATTTTCTTTTATTTTCGATTTGCGGACAAAAAAACGGTTCTTTTGGTACCCCGCAAAGTTATTTTTGGCGAATTTTCATTTTAAGCCACTTTATTTGCCGGGGTGGACTTTATCCATTCAAACAAAATAATCGAAATACGGGGCTAAAAACGGGCAAAAACAAAAACGGGGTTGCAACGCTTGGTTACAATCCCCGTTTCCCGGTATTATGAACAATAAAAGTTACTTTTCTATGGTTACGAACTCAACGCCCAATATTTTTGTTGCCGGGTTCTTACTTACAACATCAATTTCCCGGTTCTTTATCTTTTTGGTTTTCCATAAAAAACCCAACCAACGTTTGTATTGCACCGTTTCGACAATCAACAGACTATCCCGGTTTATATGCGTCCCGGTAAATTGTCCGTCCGGTGTGGCGCATCCGTGCAACTCAAAATACGGTTCGACAATATCGACGCATCGTAAAATGGTCGTAACCGTATCGCCGGGCAAATATACAACACTATCCCGGACGGTTGCCCGCAATTCGTTGATTGTTTCCATTTGGGTTGTTGTAACCCGTTCCAAATCCCGGTTCTTTGTCTGCAACGTCTTTATCAACTCCGCATCGCTCGCCCGGTATTTTTCAAACTCTGACAATTTCAGTTCCAAAACCCCAACTTTGGCGGCGTTCAAACTATCTTTCGTTTGGTATCGGGAAACTTCCTGCAATAACGTTTCCGTGTTGGTTCTGTATTTGTCCCTTTCCCCGGTCAACGTATTAATCCGGGAACGTTGCACCCATATAGTGACAACGGCGGCAACCGCCAAAGCAATTGCCGCTATTATTAAATATTTTTTCATAAGATACGTTTTATCGCTTCATAATGAATTTTTGCAATACGTTCACGCCCGGCGTCTGACAACATAAAACGGCAATCTTTTTCGGTATCCATGAAAAAGTTTTCAGATAATACCGCCGGGCAAACCGTATGTTTCAGAATGTAAAATTGGTTTTCTTTGTCCGGGTCGCCGTCGGTATGGTCAAAGCGCATTTTCCAACCATCCGGGGCAAACTCTTTTTCCGCCTCATTACAAAGTACGGTTGCGATTGCATCCGCTTTCGTTTGTCCTACGCTGGTATAACATTCCCACCCGGTGCCGCCTCCGGCGTTCCCGTGAACGCTAAACAAAACGGCGTTGTTGCCGCAATCCGCATGGATAACGTTTGCACGGCGGCAACGCTCCGGTAATGATACGTCGGTTTCCTCCGGTACCAAAATTTCAAACTTTACGCCATCGGCTTTTAACATCGCCGCAATACGGCGTACAATGTCACGGTTAAACTCCCATTCAAACAATTGGGAACCGTCGCCCCAAACCGGGGAACGTTTCCCGGCGGTTTCTTCGCCGTGTCCGTTGTCTAAAATAACAATAGGTTTCATTTTCTTACCTCCTTTTCTTTATCGTTAATAATATCGTCATCGGTTTCCTTTTGGAAATGCTCGATTATTGGTTGCCAATAAGACGGCAACGCCCGTGTAAATTCCAACCGGATAACATGGTATATTATCCGTAAGGCTATTTTCTTCGGGTATGCCTTAATTAAGTTGCGAAACGCATTTTGCAAATATACATACATGAACACGTATGTAAGCGACTTAATAACAATCATTGCCGCCCCGTCGTCGCCACATTGCAACATAACGGAATAAATGACGTGTATAATAACGACGTACAAAAGCAATTCCGCCAATGCGTTCTTAAACTTATGGAACGAAAAGCGTTTGCAATTCCTTATCGCCACGCCGTCCGCCCTCATTCCCGCCCAAATGTTGAACGCAAACATTACTACTAACGCATAAACAAAACCCTTTGTCGGGGTTAAATACCCAAATAACGGGCTAACCGTGGAAATGGCGATTATACGCCATTGCTCCCAATTAATAAATCTTTCCATGATAAATTTACAAACTTAAAATATGTCTTACAATAGCTCTATAACTATCACCTAATTGAAACATTCCTGCTTCATTACAATGGGTACCATCAGATACAGATTTTGTTAATACGTTTGGAAATCTTTCACTTAATGCTATTTCTGTATATGAAAATCCATTTTCAGTATCAACAAAAGCATAGCCGGGATTTATGTAAACATAATCATAAATTTCATTATCAAATTCATATATAATAGATTTTGCAAATTCCATTCTTGCTCTTTGATAATTTACAGCATTATTATAATTTTTGTTTCCACCTATTAAAGCGGTTGATGGTTCAATGCCTATTATAATATAAGCATTTGGATACTCTGAATGAAATAGTTCTATTAATTCTTTAAAACTATCAATATTTTCTTGTATTGTTTTAGTATTATAATATCTACCATTATCATTAAAGGAAAATTGAACTATTAATATAAATTTACCATTAATTGAATATCCTATTTTTTCTATATATTTTTTTACACTTAACGCTTCTGTTTCTTTATCCCAAATAGGATTTAAATCTATAATTTCTACATTTGAATAGTTAATTGTTTCTAATCCTATACCATCTACTTTTGTTAAAACAGAATTTTGTGGCGGTATATTTTCATGGCTAATAGGTGCTATTCTCACGTATCCATCACCATTTTCATCAACCCATCTTCCGTTAAATGTGTATTGATTATTATTTGAATCTTTATATTTTGTTGCTCCATATCCGTCTGTTGTATTATTTGTTTCTATAAAACCATTTACTGATAATAAATAAGCATCTCCCCTTGAAATAAGAAATGAATTTTGCAAAGTTCCTCCGGTCTGACTTTCATTTTTATAAGTCTTATTTTTCATTCCTATTAAAGACAGATTTACCCCATCTTCTTCTAAATCTTCTTTTAGTGCTTTTATCCAATTAGCTATATCTGTAAAACTATCTCCTAAACTTAATATAGTTAAATCACCTACATTTATATCTACATTTATAAATTCTCTTTCTATTTTACTTATAACTAATAAGTCTTTTTTAGCATATAAATTTATAATATTAGTTGTCGCATTTTGAGTATTAAAACTTATTAATTTAGAATAACCAATAGTCCTACTTTCTCCCTCTCCATTTGTATTAATATCAATATTATCTAATAATGGATTTGAAAGTATAATAGCTTTTTTATATATATTTGCTTCTTTCCCTTTTGATAGATATATTTTTTTAGGTAATACAATTGGCATATCATTCTCAATTATTGGAATATTCATATACGCTTGATAATCTGTCGGTAATTCAGAATATTCAACTTGCGGATACATTCCTATTTTATTATCATTACGCTTTATTGTAAACAACACGAATCCATTTTCTTCTGTGTCATTTGTTATTTTAATATATTTATCGCTGACACTAGCCAAAACAATTGGTTTTAATACAACTCTATATTTATTAACTAAAATCAATTTTGTTTGAAAAACTCCTTGAGAATATGAAACGCAAATACTTTCTCCGATATTTAAAGGAATTAATTGTTTATAAACATCAAAGAAATTACTTTCCTTTCTTTCAAAATCTAAAAATGTTCTAAACGAATCTGCATATACCGTGTTAAATTCAGATTTTTCATAAAAGTTTATTGGGTTACATATATTTTTTCTTATGGTTGTATCTTTTTCAGCAAAATCAATTCTTAATTTTGTCGGTATGAATCCATCTTCATTTGTAACGTTATTATTGTTTATTTTAGCTTTTATTCCTTTTATTAATTTAGCTTCAGTAAAGTTGATAGTTGATGCGAATCCCCAAATTTCGCTTTTATTTTGAGGTTCAATATACCACCATCCTCCTATTTTTAAACTATTTGCAAAAACCCTCGCAACTTTAGTTTCTTCCTCATCGTATATTTCTACGACTAAAAATCCATTAGATGTGTATTCAAGTTTTTTTATGTAATAGTTTTTTTCTTTATCTATACCGACAATAAACATATTTGTAATCAATTGATTAATTGAATCATTATCGGTAACATTTTCAGAAATTTTACTCAAATTGTTTTCTGCAATTGTCAATCTTTCGTCTAAACTCTTATATGTTGGATATGGTTCATATTTAGTAGCTTCTTCCCCATATTCTATTTGCGCTTCATTATCTTCTAAATCTTGTGTCCTAAACGAAATTCTTGCGAATGAACAACCTTTAACCCCAACGGTAGTTGTTACATTGCCATTTACTCCTAATCTGTATATTGAATTTAATTCTTCATCGTATTGTTCCCAACATTGTTGAAAAAAAGAAGATTTTGAACCAATTTGAGCCGTTAATGCCTCTCCCTCCTTTATTGGTATATAATTAGATATACAAAAACCGGAAAAAGAACTTTCTCCATTACTAGACGATAAATATTTATCTTTTATAATCCCGTTTGGGTCAAGTAAATTTTTATATCCGAAAAATCTTTCTGACTTTAATACATAATTATTGTTTATTTTTACTAAAAGTCCCTTTTCCGTAACATACGGAACATTACTTTTATATATTATCTCTTCCCCTTTTTGAACTAAAAGTTTATCAGCCCGGTTGAGTGAAAATGAAACTCTAAGGTATTTTGTATTTTCAGGTGTTACAAATGGATTTTGATTTGATGTGCCTAAAAAATTAAATTTTGAATCATAAAACGCTGTATATAGATTTGTCTCATTTAAATTTTTAATATAACTTGTATTTGGTTCTACATTTATATAATTTGAATGCGCAAAATTTTGTCCCTCATTTATAATTCCATTTGATTGTATCCAACCCAACGAAATACTTTTTTTATTAAAAATATTAACGCCAATATCTGATGCGTTTTCTTCTCCTATTAAATAGTCTATTTTATTATCTAACTCTGAAACTTTTTTATTTGTTGCAATGCCGGAATCTTGTTTTACCCAATTTCCATTTTTGTTGGTAAATATTAATACTTGGTCTAATAATTCCACACCTCCAAAATTAGCATAAACTCCCGGTTCTGACGCCAAATAAAAAACGTTTTGGTCGGGTGTTCCGGGGTTTGTTTCCGGTGTTGCAATTCCCGCAAATGTAGCATTTGTTCCAATAGTTGAAATAATAGACAACAAAGCATTTTGCAATATTGCCCCGGTAATTTCTTGGTTTCCATTTGTTTTAATAACGTCAGAAACCGCTTGTTTTAGTTGTTCGTAATTTCCCATAATCTAATAATTTAATTGTTGTAGAAATCATTATTGAAATCTTCGTTAAAATCTCCCTTATTACTGATAATATATCCACGTCCTATTTTCTTAACGACGGTGTTTGTTTTAAACTCAATTTCCACGCTCGCCAAATCCCCCTGCGTTTGCCATTTCGGGGTAATTAAAAACGTGTCGCAATCGTATTCCCTGCCGTACTTGTCAGTTATATGTATGTAATCAGCCATACGAATAAAACGCATAACGTCGCAAAGGAACTCCGGTGCCAATATCGTACATTTAAACGTTTTGACTGATATTTGTTTTTCCGGGAAAAAATACCCGTCCCGTTCTTCGCCGTCCTCTTCAAATTCATAATCCGGCTTTCCCAACTCTGTACAAAGGTACAACGTATTTTTGAAATCCGGGTTTTTATATACTATTTGCCCGGCGTCAAATACAAAATTTTCAATATCCCACCATTGTATTTTTAAGTAACCGGAAACATCTTGTACGACCGTGAACATTTCAGAATACCACGTTTGAACGCCATCCGATAACGTCATATAATATATTCCGTCCAACTGATTTAATGGCATGGGTAATATTGACGGGTACAATATAACATCATAACCCAACGTTTGAAACCGGACAATCTGCAATCCGGTTTCTTTCATATACGTCGTTATATTTGCAACTTGCTTTCCGTTTTTTTCATACAATACCACTGACGTAACATTGTTTGACCGTGTGTTTCTTATTATCTGAAACGGCAACAATCTATCAGCCGGGGCAAATAACGGGTAAATTGCGCCGTATGCGTAACTTTTTCTGTGGTTCTGTTCATTAATTGACGTGTACCACGGTAAAACGCTTATGTTGTTATTCTGTATCATATTTCAACGTTGCTTTAATGTTTCGACTACACAAATTTACTGAAAGTTTATCAACTTGACCGATTCCGATATACGTTTTTATTAGCTGCATCGGGTTTGGGTCGTCATTTGCCGGAAAACTAAACGTTTGTTTCTTCTTTCTCTCAATGCCACGGGCGTAAACCTCGGAACCGTTTATTGATACACGACGGGCGGGTAAATCATATAACCAATACGGGGATTGCAGATTGATAAACGCCAAATATCCGTTTTGCAAAAAGTATTCGACCCCGTTAATAGTTTGGCGGGTAAATGGTAATATCCATTGCGACCCGGACGTTGGCGGAACGGCGGCAAACAAGGCGAACCCGTCCGAACTCATATTGCCGGGGTTTAACAACATCATATCAATATCGGACGTAAAGTTTGATATATTAATTTCCTCAACCTTTCCGGGCGTTACATACTTGCTTATTACTTGTATCGGCAACCCTTCAAATGCCGCCGTCACGTCGTCCATCCATTCAAATTGGTAACGTTCCGGCAAATCGACCTTATCAAACGAATATTCCGACGTGTTGAACGCCCACGGTTTCCCGTTGCGCAAATTCAATTCCTTTGTCAAATCGTGGCTTAATATAGCCCCGCCGGAATAGGAACCGCCATTGCGGAAATATTGGATATGCTCAATTTTAAATTTGCCGTCCTCAATAAACCAATAGCATTTGAAACAATCCCGTAACATATTGGTAAATTGTTGTAAGGTCGTCGGGGCTTTTTGTGCGGGTTGCTGATATTCCCCGTTTATAATATTGGTTTTCTGTGATACAAGCAAACGGAAATTCAACCCGGATATTGGGTTGTTACCGCTGTATAAAAATTGACTGTATTCAGCCGTGGCTGCGTGTGTTATACCCGGTGCAATCTGATTGAGCAAAACGGATATACAAGACGCAACCGGGAACGCATCCCGCAAAGTATATGCTTTTCGTGCTTTTTTCTCTAATATCCAATCCATCAAATAAAACCCAAACCATAACGACGCATAACGCCACGTTGACCGGGCTATTGGATAAAACGTTTGCCCGTATATGGAATAAGGCGGCGCAAAATACTTTCCGTTGTCCGCTAATCCCCACTCGGTCGGCGTATCTGAAAAGTTGTTAGATATAAACGCCACGTCGATTGCGTAACCAATCGCACGCCTATAATTACGGTTATTATCAACTATATCATCGGCGGGCAATGGATATGTATTAAGGTCGTCGATTTTCTCCACGTCGCACAAATACCGGGCGTATATATTATAACTTTTCATATCGGCGTGCATTGTTCCGGTTGCCCCGGAACCCTCAACGGCGGTTAAATCAAACTCCAACGTATCAAACGGGGACGTTGTAACCTTTTGATAACGGAACATTGCCACATCGTCCGATTGTCGGCGTATCTCAACCAATGCAACCCCAAACGGCACGCCGTCAATTCGTTGTTGTGAAATATAGATATAATAACTAACATTCAATTCCGGGTATAATTTCCCCTCGAATGCGTCCGCACTTGCACCCGTTGCCATTCGTCCGGTATAAAGCCCGGATATTACCGCCGGGGAACCGTTGGACGCAATTTGTATTTCTTTCAATATATTGCACAAAGCAAAATGATAGGTTTGTACTAATGCGTTTTGGTCGGTCGTGGCGTTTGCGTCTTGTTCCCAATTCGTACCGCCCAAAAAACAAGAAACAACACTATCCCCCGGAACGTATATTTGAATTAATGGACGCTTGTTTATCGTTATCCGTTGGATTGTCGGGGCTAACGTTATTAAATTGTATTCCTTTTCCAATCCCGCCAACACGTCGTTATAATCGTCGATTGCGTCCGGTTGTACAACAACCTTTTTATCGTAATCGGTAAACGTGCAATCGGTTTTCATAAACTTGCCTTGAAAGTATTGGAACCATGTACGCCCGCCGTCGTCGCTCTTTTCAATGCAATACAAAAATTCATTGTCGAACGATTGACGGTTTATATAGTCGTAATCATCCCGGACAAAGGTAATTTTGCCGGATAATTTGGCACGATAAAACCGTTGGTTGGTTTCTAATTCGTACTCCTTTGCCAAATCGTCCTTATAAATCGGATGCACGGTTTGACCTTGTAAGACGTTCGGGGCGTCCAACGTTCCCAATCTCAACCATGCCGTCCCGTTGGCGTAATGCGCTTTGATTACATTAAACCGGATATATGCGGCATTGCTTGGTATGTCAAATTCCGTATTTTTGGCGGACGGGTCGATCCCCCAACCGCCGATAATCTTTTTATTGCTATCGTAAAATGCGCCCCCGAATTGCGTGGTGAAATTCTGAAACAATTTGCGGGGGTACACATTCCCAACCGGGACAAAAGTACGGGTATAATAGAAATTTGTATTATTCCCGTTTATGTTCCCGGTTGTGTTACTTATCACCCCGTTCGCTAAAAACGCATTTACAAATGAATGTCTATAAATCGGGTTCATATCAATTTTTAATTTTACGTGTCAAATTCTTGTAAACCTCAATAACATTGCCGTTGCCATCGACGTAACGACGGCGGCGGTTTTGTTCCTTAATCTCCCTTACATCGTCTTTTAAATCCCGCAAATCCGGTGCGTTATTTTGTTGAACCGTTACATTAATGCCGTCGGTATTGTAGGCATTAAGGTACTTTTGGGGGAATGTTCCCCGGTTCAAACTATTTATTACGTCCGGGATTAAACGACGGAAACGGCGGGAATTGCGTTTATTGATAACGGCGAAAAATTCCCCGCCCTCGGCACGCCTCCGGGTTCCATCCGGTTTGGTTCCTAAATCCACATCGTCCCCGGATTGGTGGGAACCGCCCCCCAATAACTCAACCGTTCCATCCCCGTAACTTTCGGAACCCCCGGCGTTTGCCGTTTTCGATAATTGGGCGGCTTTGATTTTAGAGGCTGCAAAGGAACCCCACATTACCGCAATAGCCGGGATTGCAAACGGGAACCCCAATTGCGACCAAATCAAAGCGGACGCCGTTACAAGGTTGCCAATTTGTTGTATCGTCTGTATTGCCGCCTGTGCCTTTTGTGCCTTTTGTTGCTCCTTTAGGGCTTTTTCTTGGTTCTTTTTCGCTTGGTCTAACTCCTTTTGCGCCATTGCAACGTTATTGGCGTAACCGTTCGCCCGTGCCTCTAATTCCGCATCTAATCGGCGTTGGCTTGCGTCAACCTCTTTGTCGGCGGCGGAAACGGCGGCGTCGGCGGCTTGTACCTTTGCATCTAAGAAACTATTTAATTGCTCAATGGCAAACGATACGGACGTACTTATTGCCTCCTTTTGGTCGTCGTCCAAATTCAGCCCAAACAACCCGTATATGTCGTTACCCCGTTCGTCGCCTTTGCTTTTCTCAATTTCTTGGTCGATTTTCGCAATGGTATTTTCGATTGTTTTAACCTCGGCATCCGTCATTTTAACCCCGGCGGCTTTGTTCAACTCTAAAATCTTTTGCAACCGTGCCTTTTCTTGCGCCAACCGGAACCGGGTTTTGCGTTCCTCTGAATTACGGATTAAATCAAACTCGGACGCCTCCAAAGCTTGCGTTTGGTCAAACAGCATTAACGCCCGTTGTTGGTTTAACTCGGTCGTTTGCCTCAATACCTCGGCATCATATTTGGCGTTTATATCCGCCTCGGATTGGCGGACGTCCTCGGCTAATTGTCTGTTTTGTGCCAATTCGATTGCCCGTTGTTGCTGTAATAATTGAATACGCAAATTTATTTCCTCCTGCGAACCCTCACGGGCGGCGTCTAATTGTAATTGCGTCCGGTCGGCGGCGGCTTGCATTTGGTCTATTGTAATTTGGTCGTTCAATTCGTCCAAACTCTTTGCGTATTGTTGTTGCAAAAGTAATTGTTGGTTAAGCAATTCGGCAACTTGTGTTTCAGTTAATCCCCGCTCGGTTTCTAACCGGGTGTTAATGTCCTGTATTTGCCTTTCATACTCAACCCGCAATTGTTCCCGTTGCTTTTCCGCACCCTCTGCCATTAATGCAATTTGGGCGTCCTGTGTTGCCCGTTGTGCGGATAATTCCGCCGCCCGTTGGTTATTGGCAATATCTACCATATCAACCGCCAATTGTTCCCGTAATAAAACAATTTGGTCGTTCAACGCTTTACGTGCCTTAACCGTTAAATTAGTTTCCGTCCTCAACTGCAATTGTATGTCAGCAATCGCACGGGCGTTGGCGGCTTGACGTTGCGCCCGTTGTTGGTCGAATGAATTTTTAATTAAGGCAATCCGGGCGTCCTCGGCTTTGCGCAATATATCCGTTTCCGCTTTGGCGGCGTTCCGGTTTTCGTTTGCTCTTTGGGCGGCTTGTATTTTCCTTTCGGCGTCCAAATCCGCCCCCTCGGTTTTTAGATTAACGGCAATGTCAACCGCCCGCCCGGTATTATCTATTTGACCCTGTACGGCTTCAATTGCTTCATCAACCTTGACTTTATCAATTTTACCGTCTAAATCAACATCAATATAAACTTTCTTATCCCCACGGGCTTTGGCGTTATTCAACTGCAATAACATATCGTTTAATTGCTTCAACTTTGCCCGGTTTGCCTCCAAATCGTTTAATTCTTGACCGTAAAAACCAACGCTTTTATTATGCGCCTTTGTGCGCTCGGCTAATATTTCGTCCTCAATCTTTCGGGTTTCAGACAATGAAGCGTTACGGGCTTTAGCAATGTTTAATTCCCGGTTCAATTGGGCGACACGTTTGTTGCTAACCCGGTTCATTTCGGTTGCCTCGGTTTCCAAATAATCCAACCACGCCTTTTGCGCCTCGTTAAGTTTTTGTTGGTTCTTTGCCGATTTATCGGTATTAGATGCAAACAGAACTAAAGCCCCCACAACCGTAACCAATGCCAACGCCAAAAGAACATACGGATTTGCGGCGGCAATCAGATTGAAAGCCTTTTGCGCAATTGTAGCCGCCAATGTTGCCTTTGTTCCCTGCATGGTAACAAGGCGGTTATAAACTTGCGCTTTGCTCAATGCCGCCATTTGTAGCCGGGAAATACCCAACATAATTGCGGATTGTTTTTGTACTGCGTTTTGTATGGCTTGAACCCCGGTTGTAATGGCAATTGCCGCTTGTAATTTTTTTTGTGCTTCTTGCACGTCCTCACTTTCCGCCCCGAACAATTCCATTGCCCCGGTAAATGCGGCGAACCCACCGGACGCACCAGCCGCCAAACCTAATACGGCATCCAAATTGGACGTATCGGACGCCATGCGGGTAATTTCATCGGTCGCATCCTTAACCGCATCTCGTAACATTGCGGTTTCTTTGCTCAATTGCTGATATTCGGCGGTTCCTTGTTTGCCCTCCAATCGTAACAATGCTAATTGCTTCGTTTGGTTCTCTATTTGGGTCGTCAACCCTTTTGCGGCGTCGGAATAGTTACCCACGTTTAACGACGTTTTCCCGGTCGCTTCCTGCAACCGCTTCATTTCCTCGTAAATCGCTTTTGTTTCGGCAACCAATTTGCGCCCTTCCTCGGTTGCTTCCCGTTCCTCAACCGTCATGTTATTGAGGTATATTTTATTGATTGAGTATTGAGCGGACAAACGATTATATGAACCCTCGGCGGACTGATTTAACCGGGTTGTTAATTTGTTCAACTCGTTTGCCTCCTTTTGGGCTTGCTTCAATTCCGCCAACCGTTTTGCGTTCTCGCTTTCCGCAAACGCCAAATCCTTTGCCGCCCGTGTCAATTTGTCGGTATCGGCGGACGCCCCCCGAATTGTTTTACGTCCGTTCTCGGTCGCCCCGCTTACCCCCTCTAATGCAGCCTTAACCGTTATCGCCTCACTCTTTATATTTTTTAGAGTGTTCATATAGGCGTCGGAAAGTTGGTCTAACTGATTAATCAACTTTGTAATCGAATCGTCCGGGCTTACAAGGTCGCTATATTTTATAGGGTTGTTATTATCTGCCATACTTAACGTTATTTGCGGGCAATTTGCCCCGTATTAAATTATCTTTTCTTTTCCATGTAGTTAATCAACCAAAGAAAAACAACGCCGCAAATCGCCTTATTTGACGCCGTTTTTATTTTTGGTTGGTTTCAACAACTCCTTTATCCGCTCAAATGCGTTGTAATACTCCAATACGGTGTATTTCTTTGGCTCCGGCACGTGCAAATGTTGGGATATGGTTAAACACATATTTTCAAACTGTTTATCGTACTGAATTTCCATGTTATCGGAACCACTAAAAACAACCGGGCGATTGTACAACAACAACATCGTCGTTATTTTATCAATTTCCGCCCGTTTGTCCTCTGTATCGCCGTTTATAATCGCATCCAACATTAGCATTGTGCGGTTGCGCAATTCGTCGTAATACTCTTTAACCGTCGCATCGTCGAACAACCGGGGGAAATACATTTGCAATTCTTCATCTATTTTTTTTTTGACCGCTTCCATTTGGGCGGTCAACTCTTTAACGGGAACATCGCCGAACATATCGACGACCTTTTGCAATCCATCGTCGGATAAATCGTTGTACGGTTCCCCGTCGATTGATTTAACCAACACGGCAAACGCCAAATGCTTTGGGCTTATTCCGGTTTGAATGAAATACACGTTTTGCCGCATATTATCCAATTCGATTGCCGCCAATTCGGGGGTTTTACTCCGGGCGTATCTTATCGCCTTTTCAATATGCGTGTCGAAATCCTGCAAATCGGAACCAATCCCGGCATCAACTAACAACATTTTATTGTACTTATGAAATCGCAACATCGGCAATTCGTCGATACTGTCGTACAACACAACCGCCCGTTCCCCTATCTTTGTCGTTTTCATAAGAGTATGCGGGTTATGACTGTTGAACAAAACGGAACCAATAACAATGCCGGGTTCCCGGTGCATAGAGCAAACAGGACGGACAAAACGACCCCCGCCCACCATGATAAGCAAAAGCCGCAATTGAACATCTTAACAAAAAAGTCGTTGCCGTGAACTTGGACGTACTCAATAACGCCCCACTTTTTTAACAGGGTCAACAGGAACGCCGCCACGGTTGCCACGACCAAAACCCAAATAATGAAAGTTACCATATCGTTAAATGTTACAAGGTTGATTAACTGACAATACACCCTCAAAGCGAAAACCGCCGAACGGGTGCATTAAAAATTGATTATCTATTTCGTCCAACGTAAACCCACGGTACACGTTTTCCGCCAACTCATAAATCCGGTTTATTACAATCGTCCCGTCTTTCAGCCAAAAACCGCCATTTAGGACGGTCAATATTTCGTTCTTCAATGCCTCGGTATTCCGGTTGTTGAGTTGACCGGGGTAAACCTTGCGCAAATCGAACCAAACAATAAGGGAAAACGGGGCTTTAATCTCGCTTTGCTCTTTGGGTACCCAACCGACCGTTTGCGGGTCGTCTATCCAAAAGAACGAAAAATTGCCAATATTGGCATCCGGGGAAACGTCGATATAATCGTTGTTGCCTCTCCATTCCGTCCCGCCCGCATATACGTTCGGGGTATAATAGCGTTTGCCCTGTATCACTTTGGCGATACGTTGCGCCCGACCAAATGCGACGTCCAACCAATCGACGTTATCCATTAACCCGGTTTGTATGTTCCCCAAAACCCGGTCGATTAAAACCGGGTTGGGAATTATAGGGGTTGTTCTCTTATTCATTGCCATATAATACGTTTTTTGCTTTCTTCATTAAGTCCGGGAATATGTATTGCCAAATCAACGCCGCAATATTTTCGTTCGTCAATCCCAATATCTGCCGCCCGTACTTTTTTATTAAGTCCTCCGTTTTGAAATCCGACGCCTTTATTTCAAATTGTTTGTCGCCGACTTCCAAAAAAAACGACGCTTCAAAATCCCCGGTATCCCGTAACGTTACCCGGTTTGTCGGTTGTCCCTTTTCCTCCTTTATGGCTATCGTCAACGGCGAATACGGGGCGTAATCCATAATTTCCACGCCCAAACGGTTAATACCCTGTTCAAACAATTGTTCCTCGGCGTTCATATCAACAATATAGGCGTCATTGTCCCAAATGATTTGTTGAATGTATGCGCCGGACGATAACCCGTTGTTGAACGTGGCAACCCGGTTGCGTAAATCCTGTATTGACTTTAACCCCGCCATAATCTTACGTTGTCCGGTATTTTACACCGTGGTTATTACAATTAATGCAAATACGGTCGATACCCTGCGTATCCAACCGCAACGCCTCGTATGCTTTTTTAAGGTCATAACCCAAACCGCCGGGGCGACCCTCAACGTTGCCGTCCAATTCGTAAAGAATTTCCAACCGGGTTGCGTTTACTTGGTTCCGGTTTACCTTAACATCGGGGTTCATTGCCAACGTGCGCAACATGATTGCGGCGACCTGTCGTTGGATAACCGTTTGGAAAATCTGCCTTTCCTTAATGATAAAATCCGTTAGGTCGCAACCAACGGTTATTTCGCAATTCAACCCGTAATTCTGCGTATTGGTGTACATCGTCAACGCAATATCCCACAACTCCGGGTATTCGTCGAATGTTTCCGGGGCGTTCATCATAAACGGGGATACCTGTAAATACTTGGTTATTTCCCGCCAACGCTCCAAATCAACGTAACCCGTACACGTCCCGCACGGCTCCCGGCTCCAATCCTTTGTCATGTTAATTGCCTGCATCCCGGCGGGCAAATCGTTTTGGTTGTAACATAGGAACCACGACCCCCCGGCGTTATTTCCGGTACTGATATACGGCAAATAACAATCTTTCAACGGGAACCACTGAAAACCGCCGTTTGTCTGCGTAAAATTCAAATCAAACGTCTTTATCGGGTCAATTTGGGACGAATGGAAAAGATACATACGAACAACCCCGGTTGCGCCCGTCATTTGCAACCCGATTTGCTCGATTTTCATTGTTACGCCCATAGAACGAACCGGGACAATTTCAAACCCGACTAATTTATGATTATTCGGCAACGTCGCCCGGATACGTCCCGCACCATCAAAGAACGTGCGCCGTTCCAACAGGTTCTTTGTTTCCTTATCCAATCCCTTTATCTGCGTGAATGTTTGTACCATTTGCGCAATACCGTTACGGGTCAACCGCTCCAAATAATCAGAAATGAAATTGTACGGTTGCCAATAGGGGTTGCCGTAATCGTCGTTGTAATCGTCGTTAAAATCGCTTTCGGTCGGTTCCTCGTTTTGGTTGTCCCGTGCCGCAATCCAAACTTTGTTGTTGTGGCGAACCTTTGCCCCGGCTTTGTATTCCCTTATCATATTCCAAACCGGATATTGAAAAACGAAATCATCCGGGACGATTGCCCGTACATTATCCAAAGTCACAAGGGGGTGCGCACCTTGAAACGTCAAACCGCTTTCCGTCTGCGTTAAATTGTCGTCTATCGCCTTTGCCGGGTCGTATGATTGTTCCCACCCGACGACGTGCAATAATGCGTCCTGTATTTCTTCTAATCGGTACATCTGCGTTTGAAATAAATAAGGGGGCGGGGATAACCACCCCGTCCCCTCGGTTTAACAATTCGTTATGCTCCGGCGTTATTCGCCCCCAGTACCTCCGGCGGGAAATTCCGCTGCGTTGGTTACATATACGGGCATACCCAACGGCTCGTTCGGATTGCGGGCGGCAATCTCGGCTTTGATAATCGGGTTTGCCACGGTATCCGGTTTGCTGTTGTAAGCAACCATATACGCCACGTCAACGGAAAATCCGAAATACTCCTTAACGGCACACGTCAAATCGGCGGTGGCGTCGCCCATGATTGCGGATTGGTCGCCCACGGCGGTGTAATAGTGCGAACCAACGGGCAAATCAATGTACGGCAAACGTACAACGTCCCATTCGTGGAAATTCGCACGGGTGCGGCGCAATGCCTCACGGTCAACACGTGTAAGGATACCAACATTACCGTCAGCAACGGCAAACATGGTTCCCATTTTGCCCGATTCGTCGGTTACGTTGTTCGTGTAGTGTAAAACCTTGTTGTCGTACTCCATGCGCTTGTTTACGTCGTTGTAAACGCCATGTTGCGCAAGTTTACGAATAAGGCTATCAACCCCGGCGTTGGCGATAATGTGGATATATTCCGGGTAACAGTTAGCCCGCATAATCGGGTTAATATCGCCCAAAATCTCGGTCGCCATTTGGGTTGGAACCTGTACCACATGGCCCGACTCGTTGTAATTAAGCAACGTTTTGAACACCTGTGTTTTGTTTGCCTCCAATGCGGCAACGGCTCCGACGTCCAATTTGTTCGCCAAAGCCCGGCACGTCTTTTCCATTTTGCGCAAAAAGTCGTGTTCATAGGAAATTTCGTTGTTCATGTAGGCGGCGGGAACCATTGTAAAGCCAATGGCATAAGTCGCCCAAACGACCGTTACCAATGCGGACGTATTTTCATCGTCAGCGATAACGCACGAACGGACATTGCTAACCTGTACATCGCCGTCGTAATTGATAACGGGTACTTGTACCGTGTTACCAATAGACGCAAACGCACGGTCACGCAAATTGGGGTTAATGATTGAGGACGGGGCGTTGGTTTGCTCAATGAAGAAATCCAATGCGCCATACTCACACGGGCGGGTCATATTACGGTCTAATTCCGGGTTCTCAATCCGCCAATTCTGCAATCTTGTTGCTACTAATGACATAATGTAAAAATTTAATTGTTATTAAATGCGGGTTTACCCTTTACCCGTGATTGGTTACTTTTCCGGCAATGCGGCAATATTGTTATCCTGCCATGCCTGTTTCATTGCGGCGTCGAACTTTTCGGAACCCGCCGTTAAGCCCTGCGCCATAAGGTTTGCGGCGATTGCTTCGTAAGCCTCGACACGGGTTTTTGCGCCCGTTACGTCAATGGTTGTTCCGCTACCACCGCCGGAACCGCCCCCCGGGGGAACTGTTCCACCGCCTCCGGCTTGGCGTCCCTTATCCAAAATACCCATTGTATCCAATTCCTTTGCCAACAGGTCGCCGGGGGTGCACGGGTTCAACTGATTGTTCGGGTTACGCATAATTGCGCCGCTTTCGTCCTTAAAAGCAAGGATTTTACCGCCTTTTCCGTCGTCGATATATTCGGGGTTCATACCCTTAATTTTGTCGATTGCTTGCGCTAACAAAACCTTTGTTGCGCTTTCGGGCAATCCCGGTTTGAATTTCAACCCGGCGGTTGCGGTCTGCAATGCACCCTCGATACGAACGCCGAACAACTCCGTTTGGAATTTCTTTTCGGCTTCATCGTACTTGCTTTTGAGGTCGTTAAACTGCGTTGTTACCGCCGTTAAATCGGCTTTCGCCTGTTTCAACGCCTTTGCCGTTTCCGCATCGGTCGCACCGTCGGCAATTGCCTTTTCCAAACGTGCCTTTTCTTTCGTCAGACTGTCGATTTGGGTTTGCAATGCGCTTGCGCTTTCCGCTTTGGTTTTGAACTCGGCGACCACACGTTTTGCGTAATCAAACGTCTTTTCGGTTCCGTTCTTTGCGATACCGGACGCCGCCAAAATATCGGCATCCAATCCGCCGTAAATTTCGCCCGTCTTTTTGGCGATAACGCTATTTTCGTCGTTGGCGGACAATGTTGTAATTGCCGCAATTTGTTCGTCGGTTAATCCGGCTAATGCCGCATTTGCAACTAAAATTTCTCTCGTTAACATAATTCTTTCCCTTTGAATTAATTAAGTGCGATTGCTGATACTGTTCCGCTGTTTGCGTTAATAATATCAATTGTGTATTTTGGGGAATTCCCGGTTGTGTCAACCAACCAACTAACAACACGTGCATGGCTGATTTTCTTTTCAACCTCTTTTGTTACTAAAATGACGTCGGCAATTGTTCCGCCCTCAATACATTCAATCAACTTTTTCTTTGTGTTGCTATCCAATGCGGTGGCGCTTGTTGTTACTTCAATAACCAAATTGTCCTGCTGTGCAATCTGTGCCATAATCGTATTTTTAATAGTTTAATACTCTGTTACTTTTTCGCTCCGGGTTTGTCCTCGGCTTCTGCCTTTGCCTTTGCATCGGCTTTGGTTTCTTTGGCGGGTTCCGCCGGGATAATTCCCGCCGCTTTCAATTCCGCCAAAATTTCAGCCTTTAACGCCGCTTTTTCCTCGGCTTTGGCTTTCGCCTCGGCTTCTGCCTTTGCCTTTGCATCGGCGGCGGCTTTTTCCTCGGCGGCTTTCTGCTGTGCGGCGGTTCGTGCCGCTTTTTCCTCGGCTTGCGCCTTGACGTACTCGTTGGGGTCGTGCAATACGGTAATCGTGTAACCCTGTTTTTTCAGTGCGTCCAAAATGCCGTTTTCAAACGACTTTTTGCCGAACTTTTGGATACGGGGAACGGATAAGCGTTTGCCCGTTTCGCTGTCAAACTTGCGTACCTCAATAACGCAATGATACAAATGTTGTTCGTTGCTCGGTACAATGTAGTTTTCGGGGGTGACGTCGGTAATTGCGACGTCCTTTGTTTTACCCTCGGTTGCTGTTTTCACTCGCATACTCGTTAAATTTACTTGTTATTACTGAAATCTTTTGGTTGAATGGTATTTGCGTTCCAAATTCCAAAATGTTTGTATTCTCCCGTTCAAACCTGCGGACAAAGTTAGCGAAATTCAACTTTATACGCAATTCATTCTCCGGGATTAAGTTACGCCCGTACAAATCCAATACCTCGTTCCGGGTCAAATGACGGTACGGCTCCAACTCTGCCAATATCAACATACGTTGCAATTGGGTTGGGTTGTTCCGGTACTCCGTTTCGATAATCTGATTTTGTAGGGCGTCCAATTCTGCCTCACTTGCGCCGCTTTCCTTTGCCAACTTGTAACGGTTCCGCAACTCGCTTGCGTCGTACAAATAGAACTCCGTGCCGTAATTGACTTTTGCAGATACGAACATATTGCCGTATCGCAATCTGCAAACCGTTTCATCGACGAACTGTTGGGCGGCTTCAAAGCCTTTTTTCACTCGGTTTAATACCGTGCTTTGGCTCTCAAATGCGGCTTTAACCTGTTGTTCGTTGAATGCCTCCCGTTGGGTTACTTCCTCGTTTTGTCCGACGACGGCGGTAATAATGTTTTCCCGCAATCGCTTTTCTTCCTCAACGTTATAATCCAAACTTGTACGGTCAACGGTCAACATTTGTACCGGGTTCCGCAAATCGGGTTGTTTGTCCCCGTCCGGTATCGGTATTTCAACAAAGGAACCCGCCCCGGTAATCCGTTTGTCGCCGCACTTGGGGCAACGCATCAATAACCCGGCTTGGTCTAACCTGTAAAACCCTTGTTTGTCTTTCAAAAATCCACCGTCGCAATAATCGCCGTTTTCGGCGTTTGTAAAGTCGCACGATTGTTCGTAACCGGAATATATCGGGTACGCCCCGTACATATCCAAATGCCGCTTCGATATATGGAAAAACAAAAACCAATCCAACGCCTCCAATTCTTTTGTTAGCGGGGATTGTTTAACGTCCGGTTCTCGCAAATTCATTGGCTCGTCCCAAAAGAAACGGGCGGGGCAATAGCGCAAATCGTGTGGGTTATCAACCAATAATTCGCCTATGTTGCCGCCGTCATCCTCTGCAAACACTCTGTATCGTTCATCGTCAATAACTGCAATACGTTTATCGGGTTGGCGAAAAATTATCCAATCCATAACCCCGGTTGTCCGGTTTGCCTCAAAGGTTATGACGCTTTCGATAGGTAGCCAATAAAAATACGGGGTCGGGTATCGGTCGGCGGGGTTTTGCTCGGCGGGCAAATCAACTATTAAGACGCTGTTTATTTCCGTCTTGAAAAACTCCCAACCTTTCGTACTCCAAATTTCCGGTTCCTTTAATACATCTTGGCGGTAATACTCCCAATCGTCCCGTTGTTCCGTGTTTTGGAATTGATAGTTGAACGCCGGGTTACGACCGTCGAAAATACGGTTTAACTTATCAAAACAAATGCCCGTTACCTCGTTGGTACGAACGGGGTAACGGAACAATGTTTTGAAGATTTTGAATTTATCATGCGGGATAAGATTTTGAACCCATGCCAAAAAGTCGGTCGTGGGTAAACACATTAAGGGCGTTACGTTGGTTTGGGCGTGAAATTTAATGCGGTTTTGGTGTATGACCGCTTTATTTATCGTCGCCTTTTTCCTCGGTTCCGTTATTTCCTTTCTTATGCGTTTTATATCTAATCCCATTTTCTTTGCTAAATTCAAAAGGTGTCTTTTCGGGCAACTGCCAACCGCCATTGTTAGGCATCCGCAACAGGCGTTCGGCGTGGTTAATCTCAAATTCTTCAGTCGTGTTAAGGGTCGGACACTCCAACACGACCTTTGTAACTTTCGCCGTCATTACTCTTATGCGGGTTTCAAATCCGTAAGCGGGTTAAACGCCGGGACAACAATCGCCAAATCGTCCGACCAATTCGGCAAAAACGACCATTGTATTGCGTTGCTGTCCGGGGCTTCCAATCCGCCCAACGTCTTATCGCCGATAAACAACGAACGTATTGGTATCGGGTAATATGTACCCTCCTTTGAGGCGTCCTTAATGGCTCCAATTGCGCCGTTTTCGTCGAAAATGAAGATACCCAAATTGTCGCCCCAACTTTCGCATTGCAGTTCCTTTAATGCCTTGATAACCGCTTGCGGGGCTTTGCGAATAACTCCGGTAAACGGGGTCGGTTCACGTCCAATGATTTCTTCGACGCCTCCCAACGTTTCATTACCGCCTCCAAAGGTGCGGGCGGCTCCCGCCTCGGCGGTCGGGGCTTGGATATACGGCGAAACAACTACTTTCGTGCTATCCTCCGCCGATAATAGGGGCGTCCACGACGCTAACGCCGTAATCGCTTTTTCACTCGTAAAACTGTTTTTGCTTCCGTCGTCTTTCAAAAGACGTTGAAAAGCCACTTTCTGAACCTGTCCGAAACTTTCCGAACACGTAATTGCGGGTACATCGGGCAACGACGCCCCCGCCGGACATTTACAAATCATACTTCTTTGTTTTTAACGTTAAAAATATTGTTACTTTCTCCGGGGCTGTCCCTTTGCCCCCTTGTTTCGGTTACAAAGTTATAAACTTTTTCCCGGATAATCTTGTATATCTCAAAAATATTGCTAATTGCGTCGTCTTACGCCTCGGTTTGCGTGTGCGTATGGCTGTATATTGCCGTCCGCAATCTCCTTTTCATATATCCCGGTCAATCCGTCCTCCGGGTCGTCGTGCGTGTTGGCTCCGAAATTACGCAAAAATCCGGTTACATGGTCGTAAACGGCTTTGTACCGGGTTTCCCAACCGAACGGCATAATTATATGTTGATTAACCATTGCGGACGCTGTTATTATCCGGCTTTCCTTGTTGCCCCCTTGATAAAACGGTTCTGTAATCGCCCGGACTTTCTTTTTAATAACCTTTTCATAACCCGCACCGCCGTTGTTGCTCTCAACCCACGCTTTTTGCGTCCCGTTACGGTTAATCATCGCCGGGACGGTTACGGTTGTAACGTCCGTGTTTTCGTCCGTCATTTCCATATCTGTAATAAGGGCAAACAATATCGGCTCCATACGCTTCGTTTTCTCGTTGAAAAACATATTGTCGGACTTATACACGTCATACGTTGCGGCAAACAACAGGTCGTCGCCCTCGTCGGCAACATCAATGTATGCGCCGGAACGAATGTACGTGCCGTAATCGGATTTTTCGACCCACGTTTTGAACGGTTGATATAATCGACCCTCTGCGGAACCGGGGTTGCCTTGATAGAGGCATTGAAATTGTACCGGGTCTAATGCCTTTTGCGCTTCCAACTTCATACGGTTGTGCCGTCCCTCCCATAATGCAGCCCCAACCGGGCGGGGGTCTATCTCGGTCGGTTCCCCGGTTTTCAACGCCTCAAAGTTTATGCGCACCCACGCCCCCGGCGTTACGTCCTCCAAATCCGCCCAACACTTAACATCAATAATCGTTTCGCCGCTCTTTTCAATGCGCCCTATCAAATCGTCGTCGTGCCAACGGGTAAATACAATCAATTCTTGACTATCGTTGTGTAAACGGGTGCGTACAACGGTCGTGTACCATTTCCACGCCG